TATAACCAAATCGTCCAAATGTTGTTAAAGGATCAAAGGCAGTATCCAGCGTAATTTCGCCCGTGACGCTATCGTAATCAGCAACAGTGCCAATAGTAATTTGACGAATGTTGCTACCATCTGTGCGTACTCTAAGCGCACGTCGGATTAACTTTCCAAGGAACCCGGTATCTTGCGGATAAGCTCCACCTGCTGTGCCAATACCGCGAAAACCGGAAGAAAGCAGTGCCGTTAGACCAAAGTTTGAGTTGGAGTTGGTAATGGTACACTCACCGCCACTAGCTGTCCAGTGGTGAATGGCATCGCCAATAACAAAACATGAAACCTCCTGGATAATTGAATCGTTAATACATTTAAAACCAAAGCTTCGGTAATCAACTTGATAGCAGCCAGTTCTTTGATTAATCTCACCACCGATGCGATAGCGAACATCATTAATGTCTGAATCAATATAAGCTTGATAACTTGCTGGAACATTCCATGTGCTGCCGTTATAGATTTCCCATGCATTCATGTCTTTCTGCAAAGACACATTGGTAAATTGAGCTACGACCATGCTCTTGAAGCCTGTCACCTTGCTCCCGTCAAGGAACATGCCGCACATGCCGTAGTCAGAACGAAGCGAACAGTTGAAAACATATGGCGAGCTACCACGAGTGGAATCAACCTCTGGGATTGCCCCAGAATCAGGATACACTGTTGTGATCTGCGTTTCGCCAGGATTGATAATTTCAATATTCGATGGAGTTAATCCAAAGGCAGTTGCAACTTTTGCATAGTAAGCAGTTAGTTCTGCTTCCGAGCAAAACTCAAAAGCTGACAACAAGTGGTGCGATGTGTTGATATTATTTGCATCTTTAAATGTAAAATTAAAGAAGAACGAACCACCGGTAGCCTTGAAAATTGCACCACGTCCAGTGGATGGGTTTAAATTTGGAGTTGGTACCGTTGTCGGACGAATGACAGCTTTCCGCAAATCTTCGCCAATAATTGATACACCACGAGGCAGAATCACCCCGAGTGTGTCACTATTGAAGGCGCGAAGATCTTCCGCTGTTGGCGAAAAAGAATCCCCCCAAGAGCTTACAACTTCATTACCTGCAGTAGCGTTATCAATAATGTGCTCGCCCGGCGAAACATTAATTACCACTCGGTCGTATAGATCGTTTGATGGGCCAGCAATAATTGATAAACGAGCGGCTTCAATTAACGCACGCTGCAGCGTCTTGAAAGGTGAACTCTTGGAATATCCCGTAGTGATCTGTTGATTAGTAAGTGGCGGAGTGGTGCTATTATCGGCAACACCGGATTGCCAATCATCACTGCCAATCTCGGGATCAACGTAAAGCGTGGTAGTGCTTACGCCTTGAGCTGCTCCTGCGGATAAACGACGCACTGCAACAGCAATGGCTCCGATTTGCTCCCGAAACCCTGCCTGAGTAATGTCAATATCATTAATCGCACCGGCTTGGCCAGGCAGGATAATAGCTGTCATTTGCTTCCGCTGCTTCCTTGAATTATGTGCCTATTCTAAGCTGAATCGGCCCCGTGGTAACGAAACTAGCACTGCCAACGATCAATGCATCAGCGCGTGTGTTGATTGCGTTATTGGTAATTAATATATCACATTCATAGTACAAATCTCCGGGCAGCAGCTCTGGTCTTTCCGCTAAATCTTCCCTGTCAAAAATCATAAAAAATTGAGCTTTCGCTTTGCATCCTTTTTCTGTTAAAAGCAAAAGTTGCATCAATGATGTGGCGTCATAAATGTCTTCACCCGTTTCTCGCACTTGGCTTTGCCTATCAACATAAAAATCAAAAGTACCGCCGCCAGCAACGATAGACTTTACGTTTTCACCAAATTTATCACCAACAGAAGTGGTATCAATTCCATTTGCATCAAGCTGGATACTCCACTCTTCAATTAAACCTTGAACAATCCATGGGAAACCATTAATCCAACGCCTAGGGGCCAATTCTGCGTCATCATATTCATCAGTTCCAGCAACTGGACTCAAGAACAATGGAGGGAAATCGCAGATGCTTTCTAGGGTCACCTCATCCCTTACATCACTAAACTGATACCTAAATTCAGACGCAGCAACGCATTCAGCCATCGCATTGTCATATTCTTCTGTACCAGCAGCCGATATGATAATAAACTTAAAATCAAGTCTTCTAAAATCAATGCGATCATCACGAGAGCCTCTCAGTGCTTCCGCTCTTGTGTTGTAAAAACTAACGCGATCTAGTCTGTCTCTATAAATAAAATACGTTGCAGTGTATAACGGAGTGCCTTGATTATAGAAAAGTACGGTGTCGTCATCTGTCACATAGTATTGATCATCTTCCGCTGTTACGTGGGTTCTATTTGGTCCTAATTCCCAAAAAGATCCAAAGTAACAACCAACACCCTCCGGTAATGTCTCTACAGACAAAGGAAGACCATATGGAGCGAATAATCTTACTTCGTCACCACTCCAAAAATCCTGATTTCTTAATAAGAGTACATCAATGTCAAATCTTGCAGCAGAAACAGGGACGACAGTGGGAGAAGGAGGCTCACGTTGAAGCCTGATAATTCCACCACTGCCAAGAACTGCCATCCTTAGAAGCCACCACTAATGGGGCCTGTCACTTGAAAAGAAAGAGAACAAGTTTGAATTTCTCCGACATTTACAGTTGGAGATGCTGAAGTCACAAAAGCTGTGCAACTAAGAGTTTTTCCTCCAGCAGAATCTAAAATAAACTCTACTGTTTGACTCGCACCAGTATCACTACCAAAGATACTATTCAACAATGCAAGGGCGCCGGATTCGGTGGGGTCATACATTAGATCAGCAGTCCCTGTAGCACCACGCAAGCCGGTCACGTAAGTACGGTCGTGTATCCCCAGATTCGTTGTATCCAGGGGATCTCTGTTAACAGTAAGAGACCATGACCTTACCTTGCCAACACTGGTACCATTCCAGCGCAAGGCTCCATTTTTTCCGGTAAGAACTGCCAAGGTCGTGCTCCTTTTTATTTTAGTTTAGCTAAAAATCGCGAGTAGCCTCAAGCGTCACTCGTACATTGCTAATACTAGGATAAACACGCTGTATTTGAGGGGGTTCAGCAAAGTGCCACTCCAGTGAATCTCCTCCATTTAAAAGATAGCTTAACAAAGGAGCACTAGCTCCGTCAAATACAATTGATGGCACAGTAATACTTTCAAACGAACCACGCGCTTGGTTCCACACGTTAAGAAATTGCGCGGCGACTGTATCTGACACATTGTCAAAAGTAAGACTCAAGACGGCTCGCGATCCTCTATTTCCAAAGATCCTCCTTGAAACAACGCCGCTCAGTGAAGTGTTGAGCCTCACTGGAAATTCGGGAGCCGTAAAGTCCATCCCGGTAGGAACAACTGAAGGAAAAGTGGCCATAATTAAGACTCCACCCAGAAAGAATCATCGCTCCATTCAGCATAAAGCTGGAGCGTTCCATTTGTTAACAATGGGGTGTGAACAGCTTCAATTTCATAGCCTTCTTCGCTGGGTTGAATTGAATCAATGCGGTAGGTGCGAGTGATAATTTCATTGGTCTTCACTGTAAATACAATTCCAGATGGGCTAGCAGTTGTTCCATTATTGCTTACTGTCAATGTGCCATCAACAACTTCCGTGTCTTTATCCCCGTTCCAATAAATGACAGAATAGCTGCCGTCAGATAATTGACTGGATGAAACTAGTTTGCCATTTGCTGTGACTGCACCATTAATAAATTGGTTGAAAAATGTATAGTCCAGTCCAACTTTAATAAAGTCGCCGGGAGCGAGAGAGCTAGTTAGTGATTCGTAAGTCGTAGTAATGCGAACAGTATGATCAGAAAGACGGCGGGAACCAATAATGTAACGAGCCGCTTTTATTGCATGGTTTTCACTTGTACAAAATTCAGACACGTCAACACTTTCAATCTCTCCCTCTCCCCAGATTTTGTGATAAATATAACGTTCTTGCGGCTCGGGGAATAAACCATAAGCTGGATCGTTAGAAGTTGATGGTGCATCGCCACCATAACGCTCGCTTCTATATTTGACAGAAATTGAAAATGGTTGGCGTTGCTCTGTTTCCACAGTGCTAAGCTCTAAATTAATCGCATTGCCAGCAGTGAATAATCCACGAATTTCCGGCTTTTCTGGGATGGCCAGTTCCAAATAGAAGATGCCACCGCGTTCAATTAAGAGAAGACAATGAGCTGCAGCAGTATCGGCTGCCCATTGGCGCCAATTGGTATTGCTTAACTTGGGACCATCGTAGAAGAAATGATTATCGAAACAGAACTGAGCTGCAGCAGCAAAGGATGCAGTGTCGATCTGCTCGGGGCTAATCTCATTGCCAATTCCGTATCGAGTGTTAAGCATGAAATCATACAAAATCTCTGGGAAAAGATGACTAGCTTGGAATCCACCAGAAAAAGTTTTAACTTTAATACCCTCGGTTACATATGCAGAAAATTGTGAAAACTGTGACCATTCCCTTGTTGCCTTGGCGTTGATACCTACTAAGCAAAGATTATCGTACTGCGGGATGTTGTCATTCGGCTGAATTACGTTGACATATGTAATCTCGTGTTCAGGACCAGAAGAGCAGCTTGTAGTAATTTCGTCATAGACGAAAAATTCCGCAGCGCGTGCGTATAAATCGATGTAGGTGCCGTCAGTATTGGAGCCATAATCGTTGTTTGGATCTTCGGTCCAGCTAATGCCAATCTCACGCTTGGGACGTAAATTTTGAATATCAAACATTTCGTTATTATTGAAATTACTCATAAAGCTGCCTTTGGCAATAATTGTTCCAAGCTCAAAGGGCACACTTACATAATCGTTCTCAAATCTGGAATCAAGCAACACAATACTTTGCGTTGTGTTGCGTACTTCCCAGCTTGAAACCGGCTCTAATCTCACCTCCCAACTTGCGTCGCCATTCAAGACAAAACGAAGGAAATTAAATACAGGCGTTTCTTTGGCACTTGCTATACAAAAAATAGTATTACCAGTTGTGACGAAAGGAACGGCATCGTCGGGGTCGCTGCGCAAAGATACGCGGAAAAAACTGTAACGTTTTTCTGGAGAAGTGATCGTGCCCGAAGTAAATATGGCGTTCGTTAAATTATCTTCGATATCTGCGCCATCTAGTGCGTCTGCTGCCTTGAAATTGATGGCACGATATCCTGGTACGCTTTGCGGTGGCTGTTCTTCGGCTACAACTTCCGTGATGGTGAACGCAATCATGGCCACACCACCGCTCTGCAAAGGAATTAATACAGTAACTACATCGCCTACTTTATAGTTCTTACCTCCGTCTGTCACCTCAATATTATCAATTTTTCCATTGGACACAGTTATAGTAAGCTCTAAATCAGTGCCGCTACCTCCACTAGCATCTAGCACATAAGTTCCATTCACAAGGGCCATTTCATCGCCTGCTGTTCCATCGGCTGCCACTGGAGCTATCGCCTC